ATCTATCGATACAGTTGCTGCACCAATGTCTGCTACCTGCACAAGACCAACAGATATTATAGCCGTTAAGTTTTCTGCACTACTCAAAGCTATTCTGTGATGAGTCCATGTGTCTGCTGATGTTGCAGGGACTGCTACGTCTTCATAAACACCACTTGTTGCGTTGTTTGCTGCTGCAGATAGTCTCAATGAGAATTGACCTGCTGTAAGTGCTACGTTTGTTTTAATAAAAAATTCAACATGAGTATAACCTGATATGTTTGTAGATGTTATTGAGTCAGATATTAATATTGTATTTATACCAGTGCCTGAAGGTATAACCATCTTGTTTGCAGCTTGACCTTCTCTGTGGTCCTCTTCATCTACTACTACACTTGTAACACCACCAGTTATTTCATCAAATACAGAATCACAAGTAAGTAATGATTTACCAAAGTATTTCTTTCTGTATTCTACCTTCTGTAGTCCAGTTAAGTCTGAAGGTAATGAGTAAGCATATACTTCAGATGATGAATGTAAACTAAAGTCAGTTGTCTGTGGAGCACCTTTTCGTGTAATCCCAGATATAGCCCTGTTTATAAAATCGTGTATTCTTGCAGGTGGTAAATCGTTGTCATATATTTCGTAAGCATCTCCAGAGGCAACGTTAAAACTAAGTGCAGGTGATACTGTAATTGTACTGGTGCTGGCAGTATAGTCAGATATTCTTCTTATATTTACAGCGTTATCTGTAGCATCTGTAATTACAACCCATGAACCATTGTACTCATCGTCTCCACCAAAAAGATTTATTGTGTCTTTAAAAGTAGTTGTATCTCCATCTGCAGTAGCAGTACCCACAGTACAAGCACCAAGCTGATAGCCTATTGACTGTCTAAGTTCTGCTCTATTTTTTGATTGTATTGCTGCCATTTAGGCTCCTCTTTAAATGCTCTGCATCTAGCATAGTCATATCTATGTTTTTCTTTATTGTATCTAGTGGTCCATGCACATTCAATATTTCACTTGGACCATGATGTGGATTTAAGACTTCTGCTCTTGCTAGCAATGATTTATACATATCTTCTAGTTTATCTGTTTCTACATTTTTAGTATCAAAGCTACCATCATCTAGTTCTTTTTTAAGTTTGGACCATGCTTCTATTTCTCTCACCCTGTCATTACCAACTCTTTCATGGTTTCTTAACTGCCATTGTAATTTTTCTATTTCTAGTTGCAAAAATTGTTTTTCATATTTATCTGTTGTATTTTCTAATATTTCTTTTGTTTGTTCTAAAGTAATCTTTTCTTTTCTATAATCAAAAGATAACCATGCTAAGTTTTCATACATACTTGCTTGTTCTCTTACACATTGCCAATACTTCCCTGCTCTTGTAGGAAAGCTATTGTCATTTAAAACAGAGTAACGCATTTGTGCTTCTGTTCTGTACACTTGTTGTTTTATATAAGAATCTTGGACTTCTTCACGCAATGCTTCCATTTTCTTTGCGTTTTCGTTATTTAGTGCTGGAAATTCATTCATGGTAATACCACCCTTTCTGGTTGTGTATTTATATTTCTTGTGGCAACTTCAACTGTTTCTCCCTCTGGGGTATCCACATTTACAGTATTATCCCAGTTTGCTATAACTGTATTTCTTCTGTTATCTAAAATAGCCTGTGCTTCTGTTTTTGTTTTTTCAGTTGCACCTACTCTTGTAGCCCAGTTACCTGTTGCCCACTTGTCATTAGTAACTATAACGTTGCCATAACTTTTTACATCAAATCTTTTTATTTCATTGCCTACAAATGTGTTGGCATTTATATTTTCTATTTCCCAATACTTCATGTGCTAATTGCCCTCGTAAAAATATAACCATCATCTATATATCCAACTCCATCTTCCCTAAAACCACCGACTGAAAGTCCATTACCTGTAGGACCACCACCATAGTTGTTTCTTGCAGGTACTGGGTATGTATTGCCTGTAGTCCATGAACCTCCACTATATTCGTATGTACCACCATCTGGACCCCCTGCAGCTTCTCCACAAAAAACTACTAAATCATCTGCACTTGTTTTTCCAAGACAACCGGGATTTTCATCTAATGCTGTTGTAATATTTGCATTTGTAGTCCATGAACCACTTGAGCCAGAACTAAGTGTATATTCCTCATTCTTAGTAGAACGTGAACCTGTGCTGCCTGTAACTGCTGCACCATTTCCAGATGAACCACAAGCATTATTTGCTAAATAATATCTAGGAGTAAGCATGTCTGTGCTTTGTACACTCCAAGTGCCACTTCTCATAATTTCATGTTTTCCACTTGCACTTCCAGTATAACCACCACATGACCAAGCGTTTTCTTTATCTTCTACTGCAGAACATCCATCTGCCGTAGCAGTTGTTAGTGAATCAGCAGTTTCATAAGTGCTACCATCAAATTTTTCAACAACAGTTGAACGTGAACCACCTCTATTACCACTAATGAATAAACAATTAAGTTGTTCGCCACCACCATTACCAGAAGATGCAGCTGCACTTAAATGAGAAACACCGGGAATATTAGCAAAAGCAGTACCATTCCAAGATTGAACAGTACTTGTAGGAGGATTAGCACCACCAGAAATAAGTGCTGCACTAGCGTTACCAGCAATCACAGACATATACCTATTACTATTAATTTGTGAATCAGCTATCAAAGTCCATACACCTAATCCACCTGCTGGTGTGTGCCCACCGAAACCTAATACTGTATACCCAAACTTAGACATTAAGCATCCGTGCTAGTGTCTGTTGTATAAAATATTTTTACACCTAATAATCTTGCATCTGATGTATGACCATCTGCTGACACATCTCTAAATATTTCAAAGAAAGCTAATTCATCTGCTGCTGCATTTGCAACAGTTAGGTTACCACTAGCAGCACTTATGTTTAAATCTTCTGCTGTACCACTATGTGCTTTTGCAGTAGCCACGACTGTTGTTCCATAGTCTTGGTCAATGAGGTCATTATCACCAAAAGATACACCTGACATTGCCCATGCTACTGTACCTGTGTTTGTACTTGCTGATGTCCAATATGCTTGGAAAGTAATTGTACCTTCGTTCCAAGACTTTGGCATTGCTACAGAAAAATGTGCAAATTCATCAGAGTCTTTATCAAAATCCAAAACAATTAAGTCAGGTCTACCAGATGATGTTTCAACAGATGTTAAAGAACCACAACCATTTGATTCTGATGGTGTCATGGCAGTTGCTGGTATCCACATATTTTCTAGTCCAACTTTCTTGACTGCGACACCTTCAATAGTAACTTCACCTGCACTTGCTCTAGCAATAGTAGTGTCTGATGCGTGTCCTAAATTAATATCTCCAGTTCTAACTGCACCTGTTGTTGATATAGCAGATGAACCTGTGTCAATAGTGCCAAACCCAGAAGTAATTGAACCTGCATCTAATGCTCCTGTTTCAACTAAATTAGTCATAGCAGTTATTTCACTACCAAAATATGTAGCAAATGTTTGAACTGTAGTTTGCTGCATTGTGCCATTATCATTAGTTACGATTCCATCTCCGTCTGCTACTGCTGTTGTGCCAACAGTTGCATTACCATCCATAATATTAAGTTCTGCTGCAGTAGAGGTAACTCCGTCAAGTATATTAAGTTCTGCTGTTGTTGAAGTTACACCATCAAGTATGTTTAACTCTGCAGCAGTTGATGTAACTGCTGTTCCATTAATTGCTAACTTGTCAGTTACTATATTAAATGTTGCATTATCTTCTACTCTTGCTACTTCAGTACCATCCCTTTGTTGAAATATAATATCTTTTTCGTCAACAACTGGTTTTATAATTACATCGCTAGAACTATTAGATATATTTAATATTTCAGTTCCTGCTGCTGATATTTTTAGTACACCTGAATGAGAATCTAAATCAATATCACCGTCAATATCTACTGTTAGATGTGCTGCTGCTGCAGAAGCATCGTTAGTATTTATTGAAAATGCACCGTTTGCTGCAACAACTAATGTTGCTGTATCACCAGAAGAACCAGTCATTGTGACTGTCTTACTATCTAAACCGATGTCATCAACTGTCAAAGCAGTAAGTGTGCCTAAAGATGTAATGTTAGTTTGACCTGCTACTTGAAGAACTCCATCAGAGTTTGAAAAAGATGTTGTACCTAAAGTAAGAGCACCAGCAATTACTGCATTACCAGAACTATCTAAACTAAATTTAGTTGCTCCACCAACTGCAGCACCAGTGTCTATTTTAAATTTATCACTATCACTGTCATCAACACCTACAGTCCATTCGTCTGTGCTGTTTATATCAAATGTTATTCTTGGGTCACCAGATGAGCCAACACCTATCTCAAGGTCTCCTGAGCCATCAAATGTAAGGTTAGCTTCTGCATCTAGTTCTGTTGTTGTAGAACCAACTGTTACTATTTCGTTTGCTGTAGCATTGTTAAGTGCAGTAACTGCACCTGATGCTGATGCTGCCCATTTCATACCAGTAGCCTCACTGCTATCTGCAGTAAGTACATGGTTATTACTTCCAACAGTTCTGATTGCCATTGAGCCAGTACCAGAGCCAGCAACAATTCCACCTTTGGCTATTGCTGAGATATCTGCTTCAATACCACCTACTTCGTGTTTAAAGGTACCATCATTAGCAGTCATAGCTTGAACTGCTACTGGAGCACCAGAACCGTCTGCTACGACTATCTTACCGTCTGTAGCACCGACAAGTCCTGTACCACCATAAGCTAAACCTATTGCAGTACCATTCCAAACACCTGTAGTTATTGTTCCAAGACTTGTAAGTGATGAAGATGTTACTCCACTACCTAAAGTGTTGTTAGAAAGAACTGTAGTGCCGTTTACTTTAAATGTTTTACCACTGGCTATGTCTACGTTTTCTGAAAAATCAAAATCACCAGTAGCGTTTGTAAATGTTATTGTCTTATCAGTACCAGCTTTAATTGTTAATCCACCACCATCAGCATTAGCATCACTAGGAGAACCAACTTTGTTTAACTCCATGTTCTTGTCTTCAACCTGAATGGTTGCAACGTTTGCTGTGATTGTGTCACCAGATACTGTTAGGTCACCACCTACTGTAATATCTTCTGCCCAAGCTAAACCTGTTGATGTGCTTGAGTCTGCAATAAGTATTTTATTGTTTGTACCTATTGCTAATTTGTCCCAAGTGCTTCCTGTGTAAACTAAAATATCACCTTTAGCCTCAGTTAAACTTGTAACGTCTGTATGAGAAGCACCATCAAGTGTGTGCGTTCCCATCTTGCCAAGACTGGCAGCTTTTACTCCTAACATTTAATCCACCCCTGTGTTTACAAATAATTTAGTAGTTGAACCATCTGGCGTAGAAGAGTAAGTAACTCTTACTATGTAATACGGAAATGGGTCACTACAACATTCATAGCCTCCACTTGTTGCTGCTACTGTAAACGAACCTATCTGAACTGCAGTTGTGGAACCTACAGTTGAATTATCAGCCTGACAACCGTATAAAGTTATCGTTGCAGTCTGGTCACTTGCGTTGTTTACATGAATTGTTTGAACGGCTTTTCCACTAGCGTTAAATAAAAAATCATGATTGTCTGTATCGTCAGCCGTAAAACTCGTTTCTAAATAGAAAGGAATGGATGCAGTATGTATATTCAGACTGTTATGTACTCTTTGTAATGTCATTTGGCTCCTTCAAAATATAATTTACCAGTTGAAGATTCATTCCTCTTCTTCCAATATTGTTTCATCTCACGGATGATTTTACCAATTTCTCTTCTTTCCTCTACAGTAGGTTTTCTCTTATGTTCTTTTGCTCTCATGTCTAAAAGCCATTTCTCATAAGCATTACCTGCTAAATCTTCTATCTCTGCTTTACTGTGATTGTCATCTCCGATTACTCTCAGTTCAAACAGTTTACCAGTCACAGGGTCTTTAACCTTGAAATGATAAACCTTTGCACCTGTGTCTCCACCTAAGTCTACGACACGAGTTACAACTGAACCCTGTGGGGTCCAAAGTCCATCTATGTTTCCGTTATATTCTGTAACCATAATTAGTGTAAGTGGGAGAACCGAAAGGAACCAATCCTCCCACTTATGCCATTAGATGTTATTCTAAGTTTGCTTTAATAAGCCCATATTCACCGGCAACACCGGCAATTGGACCCATATAACCTACTGGTGAAAGGTTAACTGTACCATCTTCATCATAGACTTCTACAGCACCATCTGCACCATTAGATGCTATTAAAGGAACACCTGCTGCTGGAGTACCATCAACAAATGCTGAAGTAAATCCACTTACGCAAATCCAACCGTATGAACCTGATGCTATGTCAACACAAGTCCATCCGAGTGGTGCGTGGTCAACATCGTTTGCATCATGTGCTTCTATATCCTTGTAAGGATTTTCGTAAAGTCCTACTTGCTGTGATGTAGTAATCGCAGTTACTAAACCATCTTCTTCATCGATTGTTACTACACAACCTGTTGCTGAAGCTACTTTAGTGTTACCTTTTACTTTGTAAAAATGACCTTCTTCTTCAACGTCATTGAAGATTAAGTATCCATCTTTGTATAAGTCTTTAGCAATCGTAAGAGAACCACTAAGTGTGATTGTTGTATCACCAACTGAACCTGCTGTAACAGCCAAGTCAACTTGGTGTGCTGCTGTTCCTGCTTTACCCATGGTTAATAGACCTGCAGTAATAGCTTCACCTGCTTCAACGTATCTGAATTTTCTTTCACCAACTTGCATTGGTGTTCCTAATTTATGTTTTTGAGATGTAGAAGTTTGCTTCTCCCATCCCGGTTTACCCATTATTGTTTGTGGAAACGACATTAAATTGCCTCCTGTTTTTCCTCGGGTTTATTGTACACCCCGTCATCAACCGATGTTTGTTTATTTGAAGAAGAGGCAGGAACTCGGTCAATGGTTACATCCTCTGCCTCTTCTTTTTTTCTTTCATAACTACAATGATTGCATTCACAATCGGTAGTAGGTGGATAAGAGTACGCCCCATTACGAGCCATCTTTAGTAAGTAGTCAGGTGTCCCCGGTACATTTTTAATCACTGTGCCTTTTTTAAAACCTATTCCTCCAGTAGCATTCTTTTTATCGATGTGCCAGTATAAATCTGTTTTAGCTTGCCAGTTATCAATCATGTCCCAAGCGTAGCCCGAAGCTACTAACTCTTGTCTCTTTTCTGCACGTTCTCTAGTATCCATTTATTCTCCTACCTTATGAAGTTGCTGGTGCTGAAGCATCAAATGTCAAAGGTGCACCCTTTGTATCGTCAATTTCAAACACACCATAGTCTGCTGTAATTATTATTTCAGTTGCTCTCATTGAAGCATCTCTTTGTCTTTCAGTTCTAGTGTCTACTGATTTAAGTACACCTAGTGCTGATTTATCTGCAATAACACCAACTGCATCATTATCTGCATCAATTGCTAAATTACCATCTTCAAAGATTGGAACACCGTTTAGTGGTCTAATGTTTGAGAAGAAGTTATTTAACAAGTCAGTTGCAAATCCATCCGGAATACCGGCTGCTGCACCTGTTGCTGTTACTGCTGTATTAGCAATGTCAAAGGTTGCAAAAGGGTGTTGCAAGATGTAAATCTGCGAACCAAACTTTTTACCTTTAGCATTTGCAATTGCACCTGCTACGTTTGCAAGACTCATTGCTGTGTTATCTGCACCGAAGCTAACGCCTTTGTTTAATCCTGAGTACAATGCGTGGACATCAGTGTCCTTTTTTCTTGCCATTGCATCACCAAGCTGTCTACCTACAATTGAAAAAATGTTGTTTGCAGATTGCCTGATTAGTTTGTCTGTAAGAATTACTTTTGCTCCGACTTCTGAAGCAGTAAGGTCTACAGTTGTCATTCCGATTTCTTCGTCATCAACAATGTCGAATCCGTCTTGTAAATCAGAAATAGTCATTTGACCTACTTTTGGCACAGTTACCTGTTTAGCCCCTTTTGGCAAATTCATTTGCTCAATTAAAGCCATAGCAGGAGCATTGTGCTCTTCAGTAAACCTAGCAGCAGTAATAATTATGTTCTGGGCATTTTCTAAATTCCCAGTAGTTGCTGTGGTTGCCATAGTTGTTTATCTCCTATATGTCACCGGAAGCTACTCTTCTTGCATATTCAACAACCTTTGGGTCATTGTCGCCTTGCAAGTAGCGTTCCATTAAAGTTTTCTCATTTAATGGTGCTGCAGGCGAAGGCTGTCCTGACTGAAGTTCCTGCGAAGGTCCCGTACTCGGTACCTTGCTCTGCTGAGTTTCTAAAACTCGCTGTTGCTGGACTGTTAAGTCAGCGATACTTTCAGCCATTGACTGCATTGCATTTGGGTCGACAGTTGACATTAACACATCATAAGCTGTGGTCTTGCCTACTTTCTGTTCGGGCTTTATACCCTTTTCCAAAAGCAATTGCCTTGCCGTTGCTACCTTTGCAGTATGTTCTGATGATTGGGATAATTGCTGCTGTTGTGCAAGCAGTCTTTCTTTCTCCTGCTGTATCTGAAGCATTTGCCTCTCTTGTGATGCAGCTTGTGTAGAAAGTTGTTGTGCCTGCTCAGGAGCATATCCTTGCATCTCATACTGCTGTTGAACTTCTCTTCTTTTAGCTTCTATCGTTGCTTCTGATTGACTCAGTTGCAACTGTGACTGCAAGTCTTGTTGGGACTTTTGCAAGTCTGCTATTTGTTTATCGTATGATGATTGGGCTTTCCTCCATTCATCTTGCGAATAAGAACGAGAGTCTTCAACACTCGTTGTTGGCTCAACACTTTGAGGTAGTTCTGCACCGGCTGATTCGGGCTCTGAAGTTCCTGTAGGTTCTGCTTGCTCTGCTCCACTTTGTATCAATCCTTGTTGCTGTAGTTGTTCGTTCACAGCAGGGTCAGTATTGTCTACAATTCCTGAAGTAGATTCAGCAGGCTCAGAAATTTCTGGCTGCGAGTCAGGAGATGTTGAATTCTCAGGTTGTTTGTCTGTTACCATTACAACTCCTAAAATATTTAATTTTGGTTACATTGTATATCTAATCTTCTTGGCTTTCAATCTTATCTGCCAGAGATTCAAAACTATCTTTTATTTGTTGGTCAATTGGTTGCAAGGTTAATCTGTCTAATTTTGCACGTTCATTGATTGAATCTAATAGTTTTTTTCTTTCACTGCCGGGGAGTATTCTAAATAATTCTTGAGGTATTGTTTCAGCATGAAAATTAGTATTTCGTGATATGTATGACCTTTCTGCTTTTGTAAGTCCTCTCAAAAATGTATCTCTTGCTCTGTTAAAATTATCATATAGAAACAGTCCATCCTCTGTAGTAGTCTGTTCCATCAATGAGTAATAAGTTTCAAGTGCTGCTCGTTCAGCATCCGTACCTGCATTTCTTATTTGATTCTTGTAAAACGGGTCGTCATAATCAAAACCTTCTTCTTGTGCGATTGCTCGCCTTTCTTTAGAAGCCTCTGCTTTTGCATCATAGTATGCTCTAATTCTGTCACTATTATTTTTGTAAGTGCCAAAGATTGCTTTCATTTTGACTTGCATATCACTTAACGATTTATAACTTGCAGGAACAGACCTAGTTGTATCTTCTGCATAATAATGTAAATTTGTTACTCTTTGTTCAAACGGTTCTAACTCAACATATCTTTTATTGTAAACATTTAAAGCTGCATCTTCTTTGTTTGAGTATGAGTTAACGTTTACACCAAACATAGCACCTGCAGCACCAGTTGCTATCATGTATGGGTCATCTGTATTTTCAATAAGTTCAACTATCTCAGCAAGAACTAATGGTGCTAATGATTGTATTGCAGGGTTCTTTGATGATATTGATTTCCAATTTTCAATTTTGTATCTGTCATAAGCATCTTCACCAAAAAAATCTTCTCCAGATATATGGTCAACCAGTTCTCCTAATACAGGGTTTGCTTTACCTCTCATATATTGTGATGTTTGTTTCCACCATCTATTTGCAAGATTGCCCATGTCACCAACTTTATAATAAGTACCAGTGCTACTTGTTTTGTAGTCTCTTGCTAAATCAAAAGCATAGTTTATAAATTGTTCAAAACCACCCCATATTTTAAATTTAGTTCCATCTTCAAATGCTATCTCACCTTTACGATAATTTACTCTTATATCTGGGTCCATGTTTGCAAGTGTTAATATACCTCCACCTACAGCAATAAATTTTGCTAAGTCAAGTGCTGCTTCATTTCTAACGATTGGGTTTTTTAATATTGATACTGGTAAATATATTCTTGACCACCAAAGCCTTGGTGCCCACATTGTTTGATACATTACATCTCTAACAAGTTTCTTTTTACCTGCTATTGGTATTGTTTTTAAATCAGCTTCCCCAGTAAAGATATTTACTATTTCTGAAACTTGTCTATATAAATCATCAATCTCTTCTTGAGATGTTGCTTTTCTTAGTCGTCTTGGACTTAACATCTGGTTTGCTACATTAAACCTCATGTTATTTAAAAAATGTGTATGAAATCTAGCAGATGCTCTTAGTATTGGTCCAATAACTGATGCCCTTGGTAACTTTTCAATAAAGTCTGACATAAATGCTTCTGCTCTTCTATCAGCAGCAACATCTTGTCCAGTCTTATTCCAACGCATTCCAGACTCAACTAACTTATTATAGTTTGGGTTTTGCTCAAGTAATTGTTCGTTTCTTAAAACTGCATCGTCACTCAAAGCTGCTTTCAATGCTTGCCCAAAAGACTTAGCAGTAGTAAATGGTCTTGATACTGTATATATTGCGTTTTGTCTTAACACTGCACCAAAATCTAATGTACCTCTAATTGCTTTTGCAAGAAAGACTGAGTTATTCCATAGACCTCTATCTATCTTTGGTTTTGCTGCTCGTGGGTCATTAACTATTTGTTCTGCACCATCAACCATTTTATTGTCTTTTCCAAAGAACCTTCTTAGTCTTTTAATATCTATGTCAGTAAGTTTAGGAACTCTGTCTGCTAGTTTTACAAATGACTCAAGAAATCTAGTTCTAGCAATTGTGTTTGGTATGAACATTGCAACATCTTGTAAGAAGTTACCAATCTCTTGTGGTGTCACTCTTCTTTCGGGTTGTACGTTGCCAGTTTCCCATGGTCTAAAGTCTTCATTGATTCTGCTGTTTGTTCTTGCTAGAAATCTTCTCTTAACAAAACCAATCTCACTTTCAGTAAGAACTCTTGCCTCACCTCTTTTTGCACGAGCATTTGCTCTATCTAAGAATGGTCGTAAGAAGTCTTTTTCTGCATCGGTAACATATTGAAGTCTAAATACAAATTCTTTGTCATCAATAAGATTCTTTGGTAAGTTTTTAAATATATCTTCAGGAATATCTGTGCCATCACCACCAAGCATTAAACCTCTTTGTTGTTCTCCAAAAGCACCAAGTCTTGTTGGTTGATTGATTTGCTCAGGTGTTAAAGGTCTTGCAAGTCTTAATTGTTCAAAGTCAATAGACCCATCAGAGTCTACTGCCCCTGTTATCCCTTGCCTTTCAAGAATCTCGTTAAACCTGTCAGCATTCTTACTCTTGAACTCGGAGAAGGATTGATTAAAGGCTCCAGCTTCTCTGGAGATAACCCTCGTTTTTGTCGCTGTAGGTCTGACTCTTGCTGCATTACCTCCACCAGTCTGCCGAAAGTAATCGTTGATGAGGTTTTGGAATCTGATGATTTTTCTAGCTTCTTGCTCATACTCTGGATTATAAGCCCTAACAGTAAAAAATTCAAGTGATTGGAAGTCTCCACCAACACTAAATCCTGCAATATCGTTGTCTTGTGCAATTCTAATTAAATTCTCAATATCATTGTCTGTTAATCTATTTTGGAATTGATATACTGCTGAAAAATCACGAGTTACTCCCGGCTCAATAACTTCACCGATTGGTAGGTCTTCTAATGGATTTCTTGCAGTTCCCATAGGTGCTGGCACAGCCCTTAAATCGGCTTGTGTAATTCTGTTGGAAATAATAATTTCTTTTTGATTCAAATCTTTTTCTGCAATGTCAACAATTCTAGCAACAGATAAATCAGAATTTGCTGGATTAACTATTTCTAAATCTAAACTTGGTTCTATGTCACCAAAGTATGCACCAACAGATGGTGTTATTCTTAAGTCTGAATGACCAGCAGTAAGGTTTTGTAAACCTCTATTTTGATTTTCTATATAAATACCACCATTTGCGTTTAAAGCAGATAGATTAGAAAATATCCTATTACGATTTGTAACACCTTCAGTTTTGGCTAAATCAATTAATTCATTTTGTTTGTCTATAAATTGTTGTGGAAATAATCTTGTTGCAGGTTGGTCTGCTTCGCCAGTTACAGATGGTGAAATTGCTACTCTTGCTCTTGGTTGTGTAGGTGCATCACCAAAAGATGGGAATATAGACTCTCTAATAAATGGTTGGTCAACTTCTGTTGGTCTTAATATATTTGGTACTTCAACTGGGGGTTCAGGAAAAACTCTAGGATTTAAATTACGTCTACCAAGTGCAGCAACACCTCCTGCAGTTGGTAAAGCACCTGCTGCTAGAGCAGTTAATGTATTTTCAAATGGTTGTGCAATACCTTCTAGTTGTCTTTGTTCTGTGCCTGATATTGTTGCCATTGTTGGTGCTTGAATTGCAGTTTCTGCTGCTAATCTTCTTCCAAAAGGTCCACCTGCAACAGGTTCTAAAAATGTTCTTGCCACTCTGCTACCTAAACCTGTGCCAAGACCCTTAAGGACAGTTGGTCCTAGTCCTGCAGTTCCTACAGTAAATGCTATGTCTGGAACATTTAGAAGACTTGAACCAGCACCAAATGCAAGTTCTGCCGGTGTTTGTCCACCAACAAAAGGTATAGCCTCTGGTATTTCAGTACCAAACTTAGAACCAAAATCTCTAGCATCCTGAACATCTATTGGACCTTGGGCTAAACCACTTATATCACCCATTGTTCCTCTTGATAGTAAAGCAAGTATACCTTCTCCAATATCAGTAAATCTTTCGCCTGTAACTTGTGGGTCAATGTATCCACCCGGACCAATAAATTCTTTGGAACCATCATCTAAAGGTTGATTTTGCTGGGTGATTCCTCCTGTAAAAGAACCATAATTATCGCCAACAAAATTAATAAATTGTCTAAATAATCCGGAATCCTTTACTTTTACATCTGGACCAATAGTCTCTTTTGCAACTCTATTAAGATACTCGTCTTCTTGTTGAAAGTTTTGAAATGTCATTCTTACCTTCCATAGAAGAATCTACCACTAGATGTGATACCTCTGGTTCCTGTTCCTGTTGCACTCATAGGTGCATCTCTAAATCTTTGACTAAAATCTATTCCTTGTAAGAACTCTGTAAAGTCTGGTGGTTTAGTTCCTTGCATACCTGCTCTACCAACAGCACCTAAGTAATCTGTAAATACAGGTTTGTAAAGATTTCTAAAAAAGTTTTCTTGATTAAATGTGCCACCCATTGGCAACATACCACCAAAAGCAGCTTGTCTTCCGAAAGCATCTGTCTCAAAGAAATCACTAAATGGGTTTTGTCCCATTACCATTTACAGCCTCCTAAAGTCCAAATCTATTTTGTAAGAATTGTAAATATCCACCTTGTTGTGGTAGTAAATCAGAACCAGCAAATTCATCTTGTAATTGAGTAAAATTGCCCGGAACAAGTCTACCAGCAGTAAATCTGCCAAGCCTATCTGCTGCACCTGCTCTTGCAAGATTAAATGCTTGTTGTGCACCAGCACCTAATTGAAACCTACCAGTATCATCTACAAATGTTTCTGGATTTACTAAATTTCTTAAAGCTAAATCAGCAGGTTGTTCTGGATTTCTTGATAAAGGTATTAATTCAGAAAATAAATTTCTTGCTGTGCTATAAACGTTTTCTGGTCCAACATTACGAAGTGCTCCAACTGAGCCACTAAAACCTCTACCTAATGCTGATGCTACATCACCGACTGCCTGAAGTGGAGCAGCAAATTGTCCTCTTATTGTTCTGTTAAATGCTGTAGGCACATTTGGAAACAACTCATTAAATGCTCTTTGAAACATTCCACTTTCACCACGGATGCCTTCTTCAGGTAATCCACCAATATCTGCACCTAATCTTGTTACATCACCACTGGGGTCCATGATTCCAACTGGACCTCTACCGGTTGCACCGGTTGGTACTTCATCTTGTGGGTCTCCAATTGTTACGATTTGAGTTTGGTTATCTCCAGTACCTAGTTGTCCACCATACATTCTTTCAGCCTCAGACCTTGCTTCAGCTTCAGAACCAGCACGAACAAAAAAGGTTTGAGTTGTCCCTTGAGGGGTTCTTATTGTTATCGGGTAAAATCTCATTCTTCTTCTAATCCTATACTTCTAAGTAATTGAGTTCTTTCACTTTGGGCTCCGGGTCTGGGTGCTGCCGTGTTATTGCCTTGGTTAGGTGATGGAGTATTCGGTATGCCTCCCATGGCTGCATTAGGCATGACCTCTGGTCTTACTCCATTCGATGTAGGGGCTCCCTGCTGAGGGGGTGCCATTGGTTGCTGCATCTGTCCATATTGTTGCATAAATGTCATACGTTGTGCAAGTTCCTGCATCTGTTTTTGTTCTTCTGCAGTTTTAATTTCTTGCAAGTAGTGTTGAGCCATCTGCTCATCACCACTCTTCATTGCTGCAGTATACATTTGAACTAACTGCATAATCGGTGTCGATGTTCTTGCAATTTGTTCAAATATTCTTTGTCTTTCTAAATCTGCATCTTGCATCCTTAGGATTCTATCTCTAGCAAAGTCCATTGACACAAGCGACTCACCAGTTGCTGTAGGTTGAGTTGCCATCTGTGCAATAGAATATCTTTGCATATCATCTTCTGGAAGTGCAGGCAGTAAAGTAAATGTTAAATCACCGTGGTTTTTTATGTCATCTGGTTTTATCGGTCCATCAAAAGGCATCTTTGCGTATGTTTTACCCGATACATTCAACGCCTTGTACGATTTAGTTTCGTACATCATAATTAAATGTTCAAAAGACATCTCAAGTAAGTTCTGAACTGCTGTAAGTCTTGGAATAACTTTCTGTTCAATGTTAGTTCCAAGCTGTCTCATCGCATAACCAGATATCGGTGCTTGCAATATTCCAAAAGCCTGTGGTGGTAATCCACCGTCTACTTCATCGTCATTGATTGCACCAAGCAATACGTCTGCATCTCTTGGTGATTGTGACAACGGTAATGGCTGTACGTCTTCTTGGTTTTGAGTTGACACATTTATTTGTGACCCCTTCTTTGACGGGTTGTCTTCCAATGCCTTAGTTCCGTCTAACGATGAAACCTTGTAGGCTTGGTCTACTGCTCTTGCAGCAAGTGCCATCCTGTACGAGAAGACTCTATTTTTAAACTTAATGATGTCCCTGTTAGGAGCAAAAATTGATTCTGAGAAGTCTTTTATCGGGTCTTCGATGTCTGCCATGCTATCAATCTGTCGCATTCCTGTGTCAGATGTAGCAAGTAAGGGTACACTCCCAACAGGAACAGTACATATCGGGAACATCATTGAAAAAGTATCTGCCGGTTTCTTGGCATAATGGTCATCAATAATTACATAGTTCATGTATTTGACTTCGCCGTTTACAATCTGTCTTTCGTAACAGTCGTAAACAAACTCTACTTCGTGACCATCGTCAAGCGTTACATCGTAAAATTTAAAATTCTTGTAGGTGTCTCTTATCTCTGACCTTGTTTGAGTCATTCTGTAAGCTGCAAAAATTGGTTCTTCTTCTCCGTACTGGACAACCAAATGTCTTGGGTCTAGTGGTTTTATCTCTGCAAAAGTTTCACCGTTTGGTTTCTTTCTAAGCATTGACCTCGCTGCTATCCTACCACCTCGTACCGTAGAGTACCAAGCAAGCTGAGACACAAGCAAAGGCTCACCTTTTCTTTGCAATCTCTTGTTTATTTGCCTGTGCATTCCAATGACTAATCTTTCTAAGTTGTCGTTTGCAGCACGTTTCTGTTCGTCTGCAGCATCATTGTGCACTCTTACAACTTGCTCAGAACCAGAAATAAAACTTTCTATCTTGTCTGCTAATGTTCTTAGTGAGTTAGTTGTGTAAGCATCTTCTGGGTCGACACCTTCTTCTTCGTCTGGGACAAAGTGAGTTAATCTCCATGAGGAGTAATCCATGTCCATTCTGTCGTGTAAAGGTTGGTCTTGGTCAAATAGTGTTTCTATTTTATTTAAAACATCACCAACTATTTCGTCTTGTGTCTTTCTAGCCATTATCTAAATCTCGTCACTGGGATAACTTCCCTTTGATAGTTTTCATTACCGGCATATCCAAACTGATTTACCATCAGATAAGTTAATGCCTTTACAGCATGATTATACTTGTCTCTCGGAACATTTCCAACTACCCCACCTTCTCGGTTCATCTGCCAACTGTAAACTCTGACCTGTCCGTCAAACGGATTTGGTCCTCCTCCAAGTTCAGAAATCAGTCCTTTGCAAGTAGGGTCAATGACTAATCCGGGCTCCAAGTCTATCGGGTCTGGCTTGAGCATACTATTCATTCTCTCGATGCCGTCAATAATCTTTACGGGCTGGCTTTGCATGATTAAATTCGCTTCTTTAAACCATATCTCAGTGTTTGATGGCATGGCTCCAGCGTGTGCATTTCCTGCAACGTCAATCACTCCAAACTTATCCGTGTTCTGCCACCAAAATCTTTTTTTGGCTACCTCGATGATGTCGGAAGCAATCAATTCTCTCTCATAAATTTCGTCAAATACCTGCACTTGCCCATCGATTATGTGGCACACCTCAACGGCATACGCACTTTCGGTCATCCTAGAATAGCCGGGGTCAACTGCAAGATACACAATCTCGTCTGGGTCATACTCAACTTCTCTTACATGAATGTTTACATTGAATGACGGATGCACCAATCCACTCGGAGGACTTGGGATTCCGGCGACACGTTCATTAAACCATTCATCGGAATGCTCAGTTCTCATCTTTTCTATTTCAGGGTCATCTTCTCCCAACGGAAATATATGCGTATTAGTCCATGTAGGTAGTGAAAAACTTTTTGCACTCTCTAAATTTTGTATACCCGGTGATTGCCATGAGGTAAATTGTTGGGGGTACCATCCCAGACTTCCCTCGAAAGTACCCTCTAGGAATACCCAACCACGCTTTTCTGCCACTCTCTCCATCAATCGCCAGTAACTTTCTTGGTCTAACTGCGAAGCCTCACAAGCAACGATGCCCATCGGGGCTTCCATCGCAAGTTTTCTGTAGTCAGTTGCAGATTTAGTCTTGATTATTAACGGTTTTAGGTTCTTAGAACCAACGGACACCTCAATGTATCCGGGGTCAACCTGACGTGTGGCACGTTTAATTATACCTAGCCTGTTAAAGGCATCTCCAAGATAGTCAAACTCACCCCTAGTTCTCTCGTAATCTGCAGCCACTAGCCAATAGACACTGCCAGAAGCAGCATCAGGGTCCTCGACAATCTTAGCCATAATCTTTTCAAACATATACATAGCCCCAAGGTTAGACTTACCTGCTCTTACGCCACCGGCAACTAGTTTGAATCTTGCCTCATCATTTAGAATATCAAGCTGGGCAGCCGTAGGTGTGTAACCTATGGCACCGAATAGGGCATCACGTTGTTCATGTATCATGAAACACATTTTAGCATAAAATTTACAGGAGGTAGTACCACAGACTACAGCCAACCAACGACCACAAGAACCACCCCCCTTGCAGCCGACACACAATCACAGACACACAGACACAGACAGACACCAGACCACCCATCAACCACCACCACCCATCCACCCCACCACACGCATTTTTTTTTCCGAGTCCGAATTATACGCACCTCTCAGAGGCTCTCAGGGGCTCATAGACGGGCTTTTGGGGCTTGGGGGGTATCATGCCTCATTGTGCCTCACGTTCCCATTCGTTCCCATTTTGTTATTTAGAATGCTTTTGAGAATGTCCTTCGTCAGTTTGGAATAGTTCTGAAAAATTGGGAATGTTGTCCTTTATGAGTTTAGAATGTCTTACGGCGTTTTGTATAGCGTTACGCCGTGTCCTCTATTGGCTTTTTATCTTCAGGATTTGAGATATTTATATTTATTAATGCTTGAATTAGGGCGTTTGCTTGGTCGTCAATTGTGGTCTGGTTCTTATTATCTCCGTATCTATCAGGGTATTTTTTAGACAGGAGCCACTGGCTATTTTTACTTTTAACAGCCTCATTCTCTGCAGTCGTTAACTCCGTTAATTGCATAGCCTCAAACTCTGTAACAGCCTCAGTAACAGTATCATGTAATTTCAGTGTCAGTTGCTTGTATCTGTCACTAGGGTTCATATTCTTAGTATCTGTAACAGTTACTGTATCTATAGTAACAGTATCTGTATTAGCTTCTGTATCTAGTGTAACTCGGACTTTCTCACCGAAACGGAGCCAACCACTAGCCACAGACTCAGAAACCCTACAGTGGCGAATTATGGCACTTGTAGGGTGTAGCCCTAGCCGTTCAATATCTCTCTTTATTAAATCTATCTTTTTATTATCTAACTGTATTTTCCTGCTCATACTCTTTTATATTTTATCAGGTTGTAATTATATTTAAATGAATGTGTCACATTATCCCGTTTTAAATTAGGTGTTGACATATTGATTTATATGGTGCTAAGATGAACGGAGTGGTTAGTTGATGAAGTTAAATCTCAGATGGGGTCAGGGTTCCGACATACTGGATGCAAGCCCAGACCGAAACGCTAGGATTGAAACAGGTTGGACTTGGTAAGTAGGTTGAGTAGAACACCAAAGATGAGGGGTCAAAGCAAAGTGGCTTAGGCTCACCTCTCAGACCCCAAGTCTCGCAGGTTGCTGGAAGGGACTACTTATCCCGATGAAAGTGAATTGATAGAAATTGAGCCTAAGTAGTCAACTGGGATGCCTCCAAACTTGCAAAGTGTTTTCACCGACACACAGGAAACTGTAGCCTTCGGGGAGCCAGAGAAACCACACCGTGACAGAATGCAAAAAGTCACCAACAAATAAATAATCGAATGTTAAACAAGTCACTATTTTTATATTTCACTGGTTGAGATTGACTAAAATACTGACATCGGAAAACTACTTTATGCGATTGGATTACGCAGTTCAGAACCTAAGAAATCTGTGAAGAGTCAGAAACGTTGGAAGACTAGATTATTTCATAAAAAATTACTAACTGAAGAACTGTGCAAGTCAGGAATGCAACCGAACCTGTTGATGGTGGATGGTCTCAAGTGGCAACGCTTGAGGTAAATGCAAAGACTAATAATCCGAAACGATAAAATCAACGACAACGCCAAGCGACCCTCCAAATTGTCGCTTGGTCTCGTCTTAGTAAACAATTAGCAATGGAGGAACCATGGCATCATGGATAGTTAATAATCACCCAGAACAATTCACAATGGAGCAATTCAATTGTTCTCACCCAGTCAGTGAAATCATTGAAAGGTTGGACGATGGAACTGCAAAAACTAAATGTATGTTCTGTGAGAGAGTTCAGACTAACCAAGTTTAGTTTGATTGTAACGGCTAGGGTTTCGCAAGCCTCTAGCCGTTACCGTTTTAGTAATCAATCAAGGAGGTTAAAATGATTGAAGTATCCATTAATGATACAGGAAATATAGTTGTTACAGATAATTCTATTTTCTCAATCTTAAAAGAGCAGGGTTGATGACCCTGCCGTCTTAGTAATAAACCAATGACACCAAGGAGGATTTATGTCATTAATAATTGAAAGCCCAAACAAAGAACAACAAGGAATTTCAGCACTAGAAAAAGTGCTTGGTTTTAATGCAATGTTCGGAGGTTACCAAGAAATTACCAAAGATAATTACCATGAAGTTTACTTGAGAAATAAAATTCTCATTGAAACTAAAATGGCATTTATGTATTTTGGTTCAGTTGAAAAACCTGAATACCCAACTTTAGAAATGGTTAAAAGTTGCATCGGTATGAAAGTCAATGAAATACCAAAGACAAGGCGACAGTTCAGGGCAGAAATTAAAAGACTGTTTATTGAAACGGCTAAGAATGAGGCAAGAAGAGTTATTCAGCAATATGATAAACAGATACAACCCTAACAATATGGGGGGCTGAAATGCCCCCCAATAAATCGTATTAGTAAAAAATAATCATGATGAAGGAGGATTTAATCATGGAAACAAAAATCACAATCAAACCAACTCTTAATGACTTTGGAACTAGTTTTATTGGGCATATAAATATATCCTATGACAAACTTGTTTCAGTGTTTGGAAAAGAGCATTTGGGTGAGAGTTCGGATGCAAAAATACTGTGCGAATGGGTGTTTGAATTTCCTGACAAAACAGTTGCAACAATTTACAACTGGAAAGACGGAAAGAATTACGACCCAGTTGATGGTTTAGATAAAGAAAATATTGATATGTGGCATATCGGTGGCAAAGATGAAAAAGCATTTCACTACATAAGACTTTTATTGTGGGGTAAAGCTAAAGCAGGAGGTTTAGGATACCCACCACCATTATACCTTTAATATGAGGGGCAAAAATGCCCCTCAACCGTCTTAGTAAAAACAATTATTCATACAGGAGGATATTATGGATAAGGCATTTAGAAACCAAAGCCTCGGTGAGGCTATACAAACTGGCATTAAAAACGGTGGCATTGAAGATATGCTATTCATTTTTGATGAGGATGGATACGTCACTGTCACTGACAAAATGGCTTGGGAATACAACAAAGACCAAGACACTTGGACAGATGAGCAGGGCGACACAATGCAACAAGTTTGGGGCAATGGCATACGGCTCATTGAAGACCATGGAACTGTGGATTACAAATTCAAAGGTGACATAAAAATCTTTGGGTTTATAAATCCAATGTCAGGAATTGATGAAATCTCTACAGTTTCTTTTAAGACTGAGAAACCAGACACCCCAGACGTTGACACAATCGAAGAGGTAAACAATCCAGAGCAGGGCTAAGCCCCTGCTTAACAGCGTTTTAGTAATAATTAGATTTTCATAGGAGGAATAATGAAAATTAACATAGAAAATAGAAAAGTTTTTGTTGATGAGAATGGCAAACAACTAAGTCATGAAACTAATAAACAGATTTTACTTTTTATAAGTTACATACAATCAGCAAATTTGCTTGGGGATAATAGTTTTGTTTCTGACCAAGCCTGTTTACGAATTATAGAATTCATAAGAACTAAACCTTGGGAAAAAGACCCAAGTCAATTGAATGAATTAGTTGAATGAGGGGCAATCATGCCCCTCCATTGTATCGTTTTAGTAATAAATAAAATCATAATTAGGAGGTAAAAAATTATGATGCAAATAGACGTAATACACAAAGCATTCAGAGATAAAGATAAGCCACGCTTGGTGGCAAGTGTCACTATACCTGAAGAACTTTTAAACAACCCTGACCATTGTTTAGAGTATGCTTATGCAAATACTCAAAATGTATTTGGCTCTTGGTCAAAAGAAAATGTAGAAGGACAAGATGAAAATTGGGACTGGAATGATGATGTTGAGGTCAAGGTGCCACTTCACAAAGATAGTGGGGGTAAAGAATGGGGACTACGGTCTACATCAGTAGGCGATGAGATGGTGATAAAAATTAAATTTGATGTTAACTCTGAATGGAGAGTAGCACAAAAATACGAAGTTGCAGGTATTGGTTTCAATAAGGTAAAGGCTTAGTCCTTTACCTTGTCTATCGTTTTAGTAATAAAAATTGAGGGGCATCAAAAGGAGGCATAGATGCCAAAATTAGGATTAAACATAAATGAGTTAGCACAGAAAATTACAGACCAAGCAGAGAAAAAAGTTGACATGGTTGTGGACAGCAGGAGTATGCAATTACTTCCAGTTGAACAAGACGATGTAACAACTACTGCACCAGTCTTAATGAGTATTGATGACTCAAAGCAAATGGAGATTACATCCACTGCACACAGACAACTAGCAACTAGGTTGCAAATTCCTTACGCTTACTACGAAAGAGTAATGAACAACAACCCAGTATTGTTAGCAGAAAATGTTAACAACTGGCTAGGACAAACTCAAAACAAAAGAATGATAAGAACTTATCAATCAGACGGTTCAACTGTCTGGGATTTGATGAGGGCTGACTTGTCCAACAAGTATCTGACTTTTGATAATGAAGATGTCGCCGAAGCTGTGTTGCCTGTAATGTTTGATGAGAAACTAGAAATTATCTCATCCAATGTTACTGAGAAAAAACTCTACATCAAAGCTGTAACTGACAAACTTACAGGTGAGATTGAGAAAGGTGATGTTGTCAGAGGTGGTGTAATTGTAAGTAATTCAGAAGTTGGATATGGTTCTGTAAATGTTCAAGCATTCATCGAAAGATTAGTTTGCATGAACGGTATGATTGCAGAAACATCTTTCAGAAGAAGACACATTGGTGCATCACATGACATCACAGACTTACTCAGCAGAGACACACTGAACAAAACAAGCGATGCTTTGGTTGGTCAGGTGCAGGATGTAGTGAGGAATGTATTGTCTAATGAAGGGTTCAATAATGTGTTGGGAAAACTCAGGGAAACTACAGAGACTGAGATAGCAAAGCCTATCGATGCTGTTGAAATAATACAGAAACAGTTTAGGTTTACAGAGAATGAGAAAGACTCAGTATTGAACCACTTAATCAAAGGTGGTGACACAACTAAATGGGGACTTACAAACGCTGTAACAAGGGCATCTCAAGACTTAGAAGACTACGACAGGGCTACTGAGTTTGAGAAGTTCGGTTGGGATGTTGCAAATCTGTCAAACACAGTGCTAGAGCCTGCTCTAGCCTAACAACCTTGGCTCACAGACAAGCCCCTCCTGTGAGTCTCGTCTTAGTAATAAACAATGTTTGCAAGGAGGTAAAGTGGCAAATGTTAAAAGAAAATTGGAAGAGATGGCACAAATCTCAGAAGAGGTTGATGTTTTCAATCTTCACAGTCTTATCAATACTCGTGGTGTTGTATGGGTTCAGAAAAAAATAGATGAACTCAACAAGCAACTCAAGGAGGGTAATGATGATTAGGGTTTACTTTGAAAGAAAAGGTGTTGGTGTGGAAGTGGCTACATTTGAAAGTGAAAGCCATTACATAGCTTGCTTGCCAACACTCAAAAAGTTGGCTAAACAAGAAGGTTGGACACATGTTACAGAAAGCGTGGATGAAAAGTGGCAAGAACAATTCATCATGATACCCAAAGAAAAAGAGGAGGCTTAAACGCCTCCTCGATATCGTTTTAGTAAAACAACCTATAAAGGAGGAATTAATATGGGTAAGACATACAAACTTGAAGAGTATCAACAACAGACTAGGCACTATGAGATTGTTTCAAACATTCCATTACCTAAAGGAATACTAGAAGAAGTATTTTACTGGGGAGATGGTGATGATTTGGGTCAAGGTCAGGAGACTGACATGACTAGCTGTGCATGGATTGAAATCAAGAAAGACGAAACTCTTGATGATAAAGACTATGAAGGTCTTAAGGTAAAACTTCAATTCATCAAGTCAGGTGCAGGAGACTTTGCTGAACTTGACATAGAGGAGGTGAAGTAATGGTTGAGGTAACAAGAGAAGACAAGGAAGGATTAATACTTGAGATGTGGCAGGAAGGTTGGGAGACTGGAGATTTTGGCGACATCATGGATGAGTTGACAGGCTTACACAGTGGAGAAAAAGCACTGTGTTATTACACACAGGAAGAAATAGATGGTGAGTATGAGAGAGCCTTAAAATGGCAAGAAAAACAAGAGCAGGAGTAACTCTCCTGCTCAATATCGTTTTAGTAGAGGGCATAATTAAGGAGGAAATTATGACTAAGAAAGTTGTAAGCAGTATTAAATCTGCATTTGAAGTAGACATCAAAGGACTCAAAGAACTATTTGGTTCTGTCCCTGCATGGAGACACGCAGTTGAACTAGTGACCAATGTGTTCGATGAATTCTTGGGCTACGTTGAAGGTGCTGTATCGCCAACCTCTTGTATTGTAGAACTTACAAAGGATGGCAACAGACCTGCACAACTTAAGGTGCAAGATGACGGTGGTGGTTTCAAAGACCCAACCGACATCTATACTCTCTTCAGGACTACTGAAAAGAGAAACGACCCTACTGTTGCAGGTAGGTTCAATGCAGGTGAGAAACAACTCATTGCTGTTTCAAAAGAAGCTGTGATTAAGACTAGGAATTACACCGTTAGTTTCAAAGATGGTGTAAGGAATACGACTAAGCACAAAGACCCTAACCACCACCAAGGCACAACGGTTGAGGCTGTACTACCTATGGTGAAGGGAGACTTTGAAACTGCTGTGGAAATGCTGAGTAATGTAATACCACCAGAAGGCATAAGTTATGTCGTCAATGGTGAGATTATTCCAAGACCTCAGTCAAAGCACGGTGTTGAGGTAACAATGCCAACTCCAGTCTTGCAAGAGATTGATGGCATCAACGCAATGAAAAACCTACAAAGGAAAACAAAGGTGGAAATCTTTGAAGCAGAAACACCATGGCTTTATGAACTAGGTATTCCAGTGATGACCCTTGAAGATACTCAATTCAAGTATTCTTTAAATGTTCATCAGAAGATACCTTTGTCCATGAGCAGAGACTTGGTGGCTAGAAACTACATCATGAAATTGATTGGTCTAGTCAACGAGGCATCTGCATTGGATGGTGTAATGCTTGTTGATGAGGAAGACCAAGGTGCTAGTTTTGAAAAAGAAAGTATGTCCTACATTAAGGATGTAAATGCTCTTTCCAAAATTCACAATACGGTTAGACCTAAATCAATGTTGTGGTCATCTAACACAAGTGCAAACATACAAGCACAGATGGATGGCAACGACATCATTCAAAGAGGCACTTACGACCAAGCAACTCTTAAAAGATTGACTGATAGTAATATTGCTCAATCAACTAACGTTGCTTATCCAAACTTTGTGCCACCACAACCGAAGCTAGAATCTGAACCAAACTTGGTGCAGTCATGCCCAAACTGTGGTTTCAGAGTAAGCTAACTAACTAACTATCAACTATGCCCTCTTCTATGTTCCATTCCCATTCCCGTTCCTAGGGTGGGAATAGGGAATGAAACGTATTAGTAACAACAAAGGAGGCTTAATGACAATCGATAAATTAGGCTTAGCAGAAGCAATCACTACTGCAATTAGTGACAAAGGTTTTGAAAGTTACGAGGATACAGAAATGCTCGTAATGCAAGGGCTAACAGGATGGGGTGAAGAAGACCTCATTGAGAAAGCTGCTGAGTTTAGTATTGACGTAGACGAGTTCAAAGAATAATATAAATTTGTGACTTTCTAGTCAACCTCAACCAAGACATTGCATTAAATAGAACTTTTGCAAAACGGTGACCTGTAACAGGGTCACCGTGTCTTTTTTAAAAAGGAATTATGAAACAAGTATTTATCTATAAAACACAAGAGATTGTAACTCTGGTATCACAGAACCCAGAGGCAAGAAGTTTTATAGCAAATAAAGTTGATAAGAAACAATGGGCTTACAAGGACCCCAATGACATTCACAACTCACCAATCATTGTAAACCCTGATTTCTACATACCAATCATTGGCATTCTCAAGACTAACAATTTTGATGTTGCAGTGAATGGTAAATAAGAGTATAGTAAAAAACGTTTTAGTAAATAATAATCAGTTAAAGGAGTAAATATGACAACTGAGAACACGCCTAATCCTTACGTTCACGAGAATGACACTATTGAATTGTCAGTATCTGAGATGAAAGGACAACGGGCAACTTACTTGCCAGTAGAAGTAACTGTGAAAATGCAGGGTAAATATCCTGTTAGAGACAGAGACTTCAATCAAGTAATTCTTGATGAGGTAAATGGGTTCTGGAACCCACCTCACGCACTGTCAGTAGGAGCCAAAGGTATTGCTGTTCTTTCCATAAATCAAAGTGGAACAGGAACACTTTACTATGACATTCAGTCATGGGAACCAGTTGACGGTGGACAAGTAGTAGCACCTACTGAAAAAGTATCCGTACCTGTTGCCTCATCAGGTGGCAGTGTGGATGGCAGGAACAGGTCTATTGAGAGACAGGTTGCTGTGAAAGCCCTGATTGAACTAGCACCTCATTGTGAGGGATTAGTATCAGCAGGTTTCATGAAAGGTGAAACTGCAGCCAGAGTGGTTAGGAAAGCAGTATTAGGTGCTGAAGAACTACTTGGAGAACTGAGTGAAGACAATGGATAAAATGCTTTACACAGTCCTCGAGGCTAAAGAAATAGTGGGCATAGGTAGAAACAGACTTTACGACTTGATAAAAGAAAACAAGATAAAGTCAATCAAGGTCGGTACTCACATCAAGATTACTAAGGAGTCTATCGATGACTTCATGAGTAGACTTGAAGATGCCGGCTCTATCGAAAACCTACAACCAATTAATTAATTTAATCGGGCACAGGTTCCTCCAAGAAAACGATAAGGTAAATCTCCGGTAGAGATACCAATAACAGCCTTATTCCTGTGTCCGTTTACTAAGTAACAGAGGGGTTGGGAAATTTCCCTGCCCCTCGTTAGAAAGGAGTAAAACGTGAAATACAAAGTATACTTCAACCAGATGAGTTATGCAGTCATTGAAGTTGATGCAGACTCAAAAGAAGAAGCTGAACAAAAAGTAAAAGATATGTCGCATAGCGAGATTGATGACGAAGGTCAGCTTAGAAGCACATCTGATTTCATTGAAATAAATGAAGTAGAAGAAGTTAAGACAACACAAGCAAAGTTATGATTGAAAAGAAAATCATTACATTGTTAAAAGACAAGTCTGAGATATCTATTGCAGGTATCTCAGATGCAGTCGGTGTCTCAAAGAGGTCAGTACAAAGAAAGTTAAAGGTGATGATGACTGATGGGTTAGTTGATAGAATAAGCAATAAAACAGGAAGAGGTAACGTTCAAGTGTATGAAATAAAGGGTGACAAAAAGGGTGACAAAAGGGTGACAGAAGAGACATGGATAGACAGATTCAATAGTTTCTGTAACAAGTTACTAGTTACTAAAGATACTAAGTATCTAACAGAGAGACAGATACAATTTGTCAAAGACGAATTTAAAGATAAGAACATAGAATATATTGTTGAGGAGTTTTGTTCTTACTGGGAGGTGGCTAACAAACCAAAAACATTTGTCCCATACTTGAGGTTGAGGACATGGCTAAGAAAGGCAAAAGAATATGAAAGAAATGAAATACGACCAACTGGTCAAAAAACTGCAAAAGGAAGAAGACTCAGCGATAGTTCGGGGAACAAGTTTAAAGATTCCAAACTCAATGACCTCGCCAGAAGAAGTCAAAGCATTCACTAAAGAATTGATAGAGGTCTGTCTTCCGGGTGAACTTACACCATTAGATGCAGTTGAAGCAGGTTATCCTGCAATACCATGGAAGAGATTACCCAAGAGTGTAAGAAATGAAGTGGATATTTTAGTGTCAGAGAGACACACAAAGAACATACAAGACTTGAATGAAAGAGCCAAGGCAAATGCAGGCAAGGCATTCAAGACACCAACGGTGTGTGTTTGCAGTGGATTGGGTTGGGTCACAGGACTTTTTCCTGTTGGCGACCCTAACTTTGGCAGGGCATTTCCTTGTGTATGTAAATCTAACAAGACTGATTACAGTAAGTACCTCTGGGAGGTATCAGGTCTTGGTGAGACAACATTCCAAAGATTTAATAATTATGAACTTAGGACCGATGAGTGCAAAGTTGCAAAGGATTCTGCATTTAGTTGGGCAAGTGGAGACAAAAGTCCATGGATGGTTATGCTTGGCAATGTTGGTGTCGGTAAGACTCATCTTGCAAAAGCATCTGTTTCTTGGATAATTGGAAGGAAAGAGATGGTTGTCTATATGACATCAGCAGAACTCGCATCAAAGGTTAAATCCATGATGGATACCAACAAGTATGATGAGTATGTAAACCACCTTAAAAATGTAAAGCATCTAATCATTGATGACTTGGGCAGAGAATACTCAACTGACTATGTCAGGTCTCTGTTCTATGAGATATTAGATTACAGGTACTCAAGAAGAATGAGGACTATGATTACATCTAACTTTTCTTTGGATGAACTGGAGCAAGTCTTTGACTTTGCTGTGGTAGATGGATTCAAAGATGTGATGGTCAGCACGCTTGTAGTTCTTGGTGAGACTGAAAGCATGAGGCAAGAGAAGAGGGATGAACTACCATGGGAGTAGACTTTACAGACAAAGAGAAATCAATGGGTCAGTTAAAAGCTGGTCTTGCATGGTGCACGGATGAGTTTAAGGAATTATA